TTGCCAGATAGTTCTTATACGTCTTACCATTCATACTGCAATACTCAGAAACACGCTCGATTCGGTCTTGCCAGTCAGAAGGAAACTCCGATTTGAGTTTATCCAATTGTTCATCCGTCAGTAAGACATTCTGGTATTGCCCATATTTGTGTCGCGCTGGCTTGGGCTTACCTGGTTCTATATACTTACCTTTACTAACCTTACCTAACCTATCCTTACCTAACCTATGCGGTCCATTGTCCGTCCATTGGTTGTCCATTGGACGTCCAGTAACCTTACCCGTGTCAGCACGTGGTTTTGGTTCAGTTAATTCTATGTTTGGCAAGATTTCTAATAGCAAGTCCTTATATATCGAATCCACTTTTCTATCCGCTCGAATTCGATTATTTTCGTTCCAATCCGTGATATAGGCCACTAGATCATCGTTCAAAACATTCACAAAATTCTTAGCTACTAGTATTCGTAAATCATCCTCAACTGCACCAGTTTGCCGCATAACTGAAAACGCCTCCACAACACCATCATCGTCCGCATGCAACCCCAAATGGAAATAGAGTGCCTGACTGCTCAACGGCATCTTTAAAAATTTGGCGCTATCAGTTATACGGTTACTAAACATTCTTCTCTGTGCCATCTTTTAATCCTCCCTTATTTACTAGTAGGCATTCCACCCACCCGGTGTATTAGTCACTGCTGTATTTACCTTTCAAGCCAATTCGTTTTAATGTTTCTTTATCTAGTTTTATGCCATCTACCGGGACGTGGTATTTTGCACTAAATGCCACGGAGCCAATTTGCTCAATCTCGCTGTGATGGACTCGACACAATGCCAAAACGTGCCGTTTGGTATGGTCAACGTGTGTTCTGTTCAAGCCGTCTCCAATAACGTCTACATGATGGATATCAGCACGATTACCGCAGATCATGCAAACTCGATGGCGGCAACACTGGAACAGGTAATACTCTTGCTCACGTGGCAATAGCTTATAGCCTTCCTTGAACGGCACGTGCCACTCAAACATGAAGTCGATGACTAGGTCGAGTAACCGGTTAGCATCGCTCACAGACGATTCTGTGGTGTCTGACAGGCTGATTTGTTTACCTGCCGTATACGCCTGATACTCCATGTAAAATAAATCCTTCAAGAAGTCTGTCGGCATTCCTGACCAAGTATAGATGTCACTCAACAGCGCAAAGAACAATCGTCGCTGTTGCGTCCTTGCCCGACGTGTGTCGGCTACTTCCCAATCCATGTAAAACTGGTCATGGGACCCACTAACGGTTTCTATATGGTCCAAATTAGGCTTCTCGTCCAACAGCGTAACCAAATAGTATTGACCATTGTCTTCGACTAATTGCGCTCGTGAACGTTGCATCTAATCACTCCTGTGCTTATGTGATGCTTGCTGTAGTTTGGCACTCAGTGAATCCCAGTTAAAAGGGTGATCCGTCTGGAACTGGGGAAAAGCCACCACCGCGATAGCTGTTGGCTGACTGATTGCTGTACCCGCTAGCCGTACCAGATGCTTGTTTATCTCCGGCTACGGAACCATTGAATCCATCACTTTTCTGATTATTGGTTGCAGTCCCAAAGCCACCCGTCGTATTTTGTTGATTGCCAAAACCACTATTTCCGGTTGAATTAGCGGCTGCTGGTCGCTTAATACCATTTGGCTTGCTACCATCTTGCATAAACGGTTCGTAACTCTTAACTGCTAAATATGCTTTCCCGTTTGCAGCAGTGTCCCAATCAACTGTAATCGCCAACTGATGACCCACTGCTTGGCTAACAAACTGTTCAATTGAATCAAAGGCCGTGCCGTTAGCTGCGCCTAAAGCCACTGCGATGGTGTTAAAACGCTTGGCGGACAACTTGGCTTTGTCCTCTGAAGTACCGTCCCAGACTTCATTATCAAATCGAATTAAACCGCCCTTGTACGGACCGTCTAAGACCTCATAGTCAAAAATTGCCATGGGTTTGCCTGCCTCTTTTGTTGTCGTGTATTGCGAGCTGGACGCAATCACCACATTGTACTTACCCGCTTCTTCAACGGTTTGACCAAAAGTGTTATTTGAATCTACTGTAAAAAGTGCCATTTTATTTTGCTCCTTTGATTGTTTGAATTAGTTCACTTGCCTTAATCAATTTGCGATTGTCAATCCGATTTTTTGCGTGATTGCCCTTCTCAGGGTCTAAATCAATCATTCGCTCGCCGCCTGTCAGGTAGATACGACCAACGAGATCAAACATACTGGTAAAGGCATTAAACGTTTTCTCATTCATGTCAGCCTGATAGCGACCTTCACCACTTAGACCAGATGAACCATTGTCGAGTTGGTGAGCCGTCGCGTACACCGTCTTCCCACTTTCTTTCAAGATGGTCCCGAGGTCTCGAAACCATAGTTGTAGCCTCTGATAATTTTGACGATTATCTTTAGCAGCATTGTCGATGTTTTCTAATACCAAGTTTTGAAGTGCTGTGATATTGTCTAATACAATTACTTGGTATTTAGCATCTTGAATCCCCTGCATGATATATTGTTCAACCATCGCCTGGATATTGGGCATGTCGCGATGTTCAAACATGATAACATCGACGTCCTTATCACCTATCAAGACATTGCTCGACATGTCAAAGCTAAACAGTAACTTATGTCCTACAAATTATTTTGCGACACTTGTTTTTCCAGTTCCACCATCACCGTATACAAAGTACATATTCGGTATTACTGGAATGTTGCCATCCGCATAGAACTTCATATTGCCCCCTACAAGTCAAATTTGACTGATTCACCAGCAGGCTTTTCCGTGATTCCTTCAACAATCTGTCCATCTTCTAGGACGAACTTGCCATTGATTACCGAACCCGCTTTCTTCAAGTCTTGCTTATTAATCTCTTCTTTGACTCGAATGAATTCTTTAATACCTTGATCTCGTAATGACTTCAAAACAGTTGCATCCGCATACTTTAATCCTGCTGGCGTTTTCCGAGTCGTGACTTTACCATGTGGCGTATCAATCTTGAACTTCTTGTCATGTTGCCGCTCACGATACAGGTAATCTTTGAGCAATCCGTGGAAATATTCTCGACTAGATTCATTTTCAGTAAGTTTACGATCCCGCCAAGCAATTGTTTGATCGATATCTGCTTGTGCTGCTTCTTTGACTTCCTGATCATGTTTCTCGATTGCTTGTAGCTTACGCATCGCCCAGTCAGCAGACTGTAGCGAATTAATTTTAAAGCCTTCTTGCTCACGATCATTAACCGTTTTTAGCTCTTCTTTAAGCAATTCATTGATCATCAAATTAACCCCCGTAATTCGTTTAATTCTGTTTCACTCTTATCCAACATCTTGTATAACTTGGCTAGCGATTCGCCATCACTGATCCAAATGCTGTTGATAACACGCTTTAGAAACTTGATGTGATTGTTCACGATTTCTTCCATAACTACCGTCCTCGCTTTCTTAGCACTTGCAAACGAGACTGCTTTGGAATAGAGTAGATGTTGGTGCTGAGCATCTCTTCCATTAGTCCATCGTTAGCCGATACTAGCGATGGCTTTTTTTGCGCTCGTTTCCACTCGTGGAGTGGTAAAATTGATACTTTTTGCATGATCATTTCTCCTAATACATTGGTGGCAATGTGAACGTCCAGTTCTCATCAGAATTTTCATCTGGCTCGCAAACGTTAATATCGTGTTCTTGCAATTCACCAATAAATTCTTCTGAATAGCCAAAGCACGGGCGTCGCTTAATGATCCCGTCTGTATCGTACGTGATAGCGTTAATCAGCTCACGTTCATCTGCACGAATCGCGTTATACTTACGTGCTCTTAACGCGTGCTCAATGTCTTCTCCATACATATCGTTTCCTCCTAAATTCCAAACCAATTATGGATTTCATCGCGTTTATCCCACAATGTAGTCAAAACCCAAGTCACTAACATCACTACTACCCAATCTGGTACTACAATCATTATTTGCCTCCATACATCGCCCCCGCCCGGGACTTTACTTAATCTTTTGGTTCTCGTCCATCCATGCAATTACGGCGCGTTTCCAGTACCGTTTCTGCGTACCTACCATATAGTATGGAAAGCCAGGCTTAAAAATAAAATTTACATCCGCAGACTTAGGAGAAACATGCAGCCATGCTGCAAGTTCTTCACGGGTCATAAGCTCATCACCAGCTAAGCGCTCTTTGAGAACTGGTAGAATGGAATCAACCAGTTTACCAACCATTTTTTGCAAAAAAGAATCAGTCTGATTTGGATCAAGATTTAGGCCGAAGTCCATGTATATCACCTCCTTTCATGAGGTATAATTTAGTCAATCCATTTAATCGAGG